CGACTGTACCACCAGTTCCTGACCCGTGTTTTAAAAGTATTCTACGATCTAGTAACACAGGTTGTCCGTTACGCATTACTAGAGATGCAGGGTCAGTAGAAAGGTCTATACGTTCTAAACTTATTTTGTTACTGCGGTTTATTAAAGCATACAGTTGTGAGCCTAGAAATGTGGTTGCCACTACATTACCATCAGACTTCCATACTGACCATGAGCTTTGTACTTTTTGACGATCTTGCCAGTAGTACCTATAGATATATATGTTTTTTCTTTGTGTACTTGACAATGCAACAATCATTTCCTCGTTAGAAGAAGAAGCCATTTGTCGTATCTTACCAGGAATAAACTGAGGTACATGGGCAGTAACTTCAACAGCATCGTTTTGCTCTGAGTTCTCTACAACAAAGTATTCTCGTAATCCTGAGAACTCTCCACGTTTAAATGGAAAGAATATATACTTACCTGCTGGTACTGGTTTAGCATCAGTAGATGTTTCAAACTGAGTAGATACGTCAATAGTAACTGACTTGGCACTAAGAGTTTCTCTAGCACCTACAGTAAACTGTTGCAAGTCACTAAATAAAATTAACTGTTCTTGAAAAGGTATAGCGTGTTGTAATATAGAAACTTGGTTATTACTTACAGCTACATCAATAGGATTACTATCAGAATCAGCTATGACTGTACTTTTAAAAAAGTTATTGTAATCTCCTGCTTGAGAGAATATTACGTTCTCATCACTGATAAACCCTAGTCTATTACGATGAAAGAATACATCACGTATTGTGTATGCACCACTTGAATATGTAAGAGGATCATACTGAGCAAAAGACGGAAATGGATTTGTAGTATCATCTCCTGCTTTACGTGCAGTGTAGTCTGCTGTAGTAAAATCAAAGTATACTAAATCATGAGTACTTGCATTTAATCCATAATACGTACCACTAGTATAAAAGTTACGTACCAACTGATGAGGCATCGTGGTAGCATCTAGTTTGTTTCTACGGTCATCATCGTTATCTTGAGGAAACTTAGGTTGTGGTATTTCTTTCCACACACCATCTTGATAATTTACATAGTAATCATCTTGATTATTATTTTTTTCTCCTTGTACTGTTGCAGTAACACGTTCTCCTGTAAAAGTAGCTACTGCATTATACAATTCTGGAATACTAGGAGGCAATGCGGCAAAACTTTTAGTACCTTCATGTGCAACTACAGCACTAATAAATGCACCACCTTGTCCATCATCTACCTCTATACTAAAAGGTTTACTAGCATTGTATATATGAATAACTGAAGTTGTACCTTTTTTGCCTGATGCTACTGCTGTTCCTGTATTTAATTTATCTTCAGTTTCATAACGAACTACAAAACCTTCACTTGTTGGTAAGTTTCTTAAACCTGTACCTGTAGTAGAATATCCTCCTATCACATTACCATCAAAATCGGTTAAATTACTTTTAGTAGTACCTTTTGATACTACTTCACCTGTTTTAGTAACTACAGGACTACTACCAGTACTATCTGTACTTAAACTTCCTACTACTAAAGGAGATTCATCAAATAAAGATTGTGCTACATTAATCGCATGAGTCGTTGCTTGGTTATTTAATTGACCAACAGCACTTTGAGCATCCCCAGCAGCAGCATCTGTTCCAACCGTTGCTGTTGCTTGTTTTACAGTACCATCAGGTACTTCATAGGATGCTCTAAAAATACGATCATAATCATCAGGATTATTACTATCATACGTATCTTGATAATACACATTAACAGCAAACTTCATACCGTAGTCAGCACCTTTAATGTAAATAAGAGCTTCATACGGTCTAGTTAAAGTAGTAGTACTACTATTTACCTTAATAGGGTACTGTTTGTTTGCTATGTATGTAAAGTCTGCAATAGTAGTAGCCGCAATATCAGTACTAGCAAAGGTTAATCCTGCAAGTACTCCTGAGTCAAAGTTAATATAATCTACATTACCAGCAGAAAGTAAATCAGTATTTGCTATACCGTTACCGTTATACACATTTACTTCAGTACCTATTGCTCCTGTACCAAAACCTGTAAGATCAAAGACTCTTAAAGAATTATCCTTGATAACTAAAAGATACGCTTCGTTTTCATCTCTTCGCATAACGTGCACAAAGGCATCATCCATTCCAGTAATAGTACCTATATCTTTTATATGGTGAAAGCCTGGACGTTTTTCTAGCCCTTTAATAACAGACGATAACCCATTTTCTTGTACTTCACCTTGACTTTCTAATCTCAGTGATGGAGGTTGTTGAGACACTCCGTTTACAAAATTAGGAATGGTACGAGAGATTAAACTCATATCTTGTGTGTGAGTGTAGAGTCTTCAGGATTTACAGTTGTGGAATGAATAGAACGATCCAAGATACGGAAAGTGTCATAATTATCAAATATACTATAGTCTGCGGATTCAGCATTGTAATCCATGAGTTCTGATAAAGCCTGTGCTTCATCTTGTTGTTGGAATCCGTGAAGTTCAGATGAGCTTAAAACTCTATCTTGAAATATCCTAGCAGATCGTAATGCAATATATCTTCTTGCAGGTTCTGGTAGATCTTCAAAATCAAGTTGTATGATAAGATCTAGTTTAATACCAGTAGTTTTTTTACTAAGGTTAAAGGTATTGTTTTTACGATCATATAGTTTACGTCCACGTTCTACTATATCTTCTTCTGAACTACGAACTAACTTAGTAGTATCTACTCGTAGTATGTTTGCAGGAAGATGAACAGTCCCATCACTACCAGGAAACAAAGTGTATTCTAGGTCAGTATTAAATACGAATCCTTTTGACTGTACTTCACGATTTACATTATTTATAATACTTTCTGCTAACTCAGCATCTTCAAAACCTGAAGCCAGACTATTTACAGGTGCTTCACCAATACTAGATAACATAGTATTGACTGCTTCTAAAACAGTAGTAGGACTTGTAGCCATTATATATAAAGGAAAAAAAAGGGTAAACCAGAGATAGTCTCTAGCTTACCCTTAGTTTAAAAAGGATTACCCTGTACCTTGTAGTAACAAGACACAAGCGGCTGGCCTCAATACGTTGTGTCCCATAGCGTATTTCGATACGGTTAGAGTACCTTGTCTAATGATTTGGTACTCGGACTCAACACTGAGATCCATGAGTTTGACAGTTGCGACTGCATCTTGAGTCATAACCATTCCTACTACACGTAGAGCAAGATCAGAAAGGTTATCAGTTCCCATACTTGCAGTTGCAATACTATCTGCTGGTACGTTATACTGACCATTTCTTCCTGACTCTCCAGAGAGAGGATCGGAATCAGTAGTAGCCAAAGCTGTACCAGCACCACCTGCTTGAGTAAACAAGTTACTGGTAAAGGTAGAACCACTGAAACTACCAAGATGAGGAGTAACCACCAAAGGCATACCCATGATGCTAGGCACGTTGCCTGAAAGAGGACTTCCAGTTCCTCCAATGTCCCTGTTAAAGATAACAAGATCATTCAAAGGAGTTGTACCATTTACCTTAAACATATTAAAGTAAAGGTCAGTAGGAAGAACAACAACAGGATCACCAGGAACAGCTTTGTTCTCTAAGACCCTTTTAGCTTCAATAATAGCTTGAGCTAATTCTTTAGGATCTGTAACGTCAGCCGCAGGAGAACCTGTAGCTCCACCAATAAATACATTATCAGTGAAATCTTCGTCATCAAAAGCATCGTACTGCTGAATCATACCTGATACAGCGGCAACTTCTTTTTTATCACAAAGTCCAGATTTGATCGCAGTCCTCAAGATATTTTGATCTGCTACCTTGGCAAGAGCATAACCTGCTTCTTGAGTGTAGATAGACCTAATATCATAATGAGTCATAGCCTCGTCAATATTGGGGATAAACTGAGCATTGATCAGTAAATCATCAATAGAGACAATTCTCTCTGCTTGCTTTGTGGTAGCAGGAGTGATCTCATTACCAGGAGTATGGTAAGATGCGTTGCGAAACTTTCCTGTCATAGGAAACTGTGCAGACTTACCTTTTGAAATTGTACGCACTCGATGAATGGGCATCATCACGTTACGGGTCTGGAACGCTGTAAGTACTTCCCCTGCGTACAACTTGAGAAATAACTCACGAGTACTACCACTAGCGTTAGATTGACCCGATCTAGAAATGTTACTATAATTAGTAGCCATATTTATTACCTATAAAATGTAAAGTTAGAATAAAGATCGGATTCCGTGAAACACTCTAGCTGTAAGTTTCGTTCAGTGTTATCCTTCGCAAAGGGCAGAGACTAATTCTTAAAACTATTATATAACATCAGAATTATACAGCAACTGTTCGACTTGTCTACGATACGCAGGATCTTCTGCATAACGAGGGTCTTTCATTGCTTCGGTTACTTGGTTCAATGATTGAAACCCTTCAACTGAAGGAGAACCACCATCTCCAGAATAAAGGGCAGGGTCGCCATTAGCAAGGTTATACTGAGCTTGCAACCCTCTAACAGCCAGCATAACTTGGTTTATATTAGGTGAGTCTACAGAATCATTGAAAGCATCAATTTCATCTTGACTCCAATTGTCAGATGCCCAGTTTACTAATTCATTGTAGTTTTCTGTACCACCTACTGAATCGTGTACGGTCATCTCTAGTTGTGCTCCTACAGCTTGCTGACCTGCAAGCCAGGAATCTACAAGTGATGGAGGTATACCTGCATTCGATAGTGCTTCATACGCATCATCACTAAGTTCACCATTTTCTAAATACTCTGATTGAAACGCATCAAAGTCTAAATCTCTACTTGCTAAGAAATCAGTAATCTCTGTAGGATCTTCTTCTAGTTCTACAGGACCATCATCATCAACAGCATCATCTTCTTCTATGTGTTCACCAGAACCTAGTCGTTGTTCTAGTTGTCGATATGCTTCAGCAAGATCTTCGGGTGAGTCAAACTTAGAAGGCAACCATTCTGGTTTGTCAGAAACTTCTGGATTCTCAGATGCTTCTACTACATCCAACATTTCTTCTAAGTGTTCTGTAGTTCCTGCCGTAGGAACTTCTTCTCCAGTACTAATATTTACAGTATCTACCATATTAATTATTTAATTTAAATGTCATACCCATGAAATCAAAAGTTTTCCGTCCTTCTGACTGAGCTTGTTCTTTAGCGTTCATATACTCTTCACGCTTTCTACGTCCC